CAGGACTTATTTTTGCAATGAAAGCAAGAATGGGTGAAGGTGCAACAGGAACTGCTGAAGCACTTTTCAACGAAGCAGATACAGGAAGTTCAAATATTACACTGGCCGCACAAACTGGAACAGAGCCTGGTGCTCTTAACGGTGGTACTGCTGCTGTATCTAATCATGCTGACAATCCCGATATATGGGGTGAATCAGACACAGCTTCTAACTCTGATGTTGCTGGTACATACAACGTAAAGGGTGGTGCCACTACTGCACAGGGTGAAGCTTATGGTGCCTCTGGTACAGAATTCCAAGATATGGGATTCACTATTGAGAAAGCAACAGTAACCGCAAGGACACGTGCCCTGCGTGCTGCTTACACAATGGAACTCGCACAAGACTTGAAAGCAATTCATGGTCTTGATGCAGAGTCAGAATTGTCAAACATTCTTAGTACAGAGATTCTTGCTGAGATCAATCGTGAGGTAGTTCGTACTATCTACATTACAGCAAAGCCTGGTGCTCAAACTACATCATCTGCTGGAATTTTCAACTTAGATACAGACTCTAATGGTCGTTGGTCAGTTGAGAAGTTCAAAGGTCTGATGTTCCAAATTGAGCGAGACTGTAATGATATTGGAATCTTAACTCGCAGAGGAAAAGGTAACATAGTTGTCTGTTCTGCTGATGTTGCATCTGCAATGTCAATGGCAGGAGTCCTTGATGTAGGTGGAGGAGCCAATGGTTCGGGTAACATGAATGTTGACCCAAGTCCAGAAGGAAGTACTTTCGCTGGAACAATTAATGGTCGTATCAAAGTATTTGTCGATCCTTATAACTCCGTTGTAAGTGCAAGTGCTGCTAATAACTGGTATGTTGCTGGTTATCGTGGTTCTAATGCTTATGATGCAGGACTGTTCTACTGCCCATACGTTCCGTTGCAAATGGTTCGTGCAGTTTCGGAATCAACTTTCCAACCAAGAATTGCGTTCAAGACACGTTATGGAATGGCAGTTAATCCGATGTCAGAAACATCGGCTGCAATTTCAGCGTCATCTCAACCGTTCACTGCTGATAGTAATACTTACTACCGCAGAGCTCGTGTTAGGAACTTGATGTAATCACATCTTAGGGGGGAAGAAATTCCCCTCTAACCCCTTTATTATAAATTCAACCTAAACAGAGAAAATTATATGTTAGATCAAATCTCAGGGTGGATTAAACAAGTAACAAACATTGGATTAGGGCTTATTGCTCTAGGTGTTGTACTTCAAATTTTATTTGGAGCTGCAGTACCATTCATAGGTTTGGATGTAGTCGGAGCAGTCGTAGCACTTGTAAAAAGTCTAGGATCTGAAGGGCTCGTAGGTTTAGTCGCCATTTGGGTGCTTTGGGGTATATACTCTAAATAATAACCCCAATTCGTTAATATAGGGGGGGATGGATTCTCCCCTATTTCCTTCCTTATAAATACTAGTGAAAGGTAATTTATGGCCGATACTAGTCAACCCACAGTACAAGATTACGCAACTGGAACTCAATGGAGACTTGCGTTTAATCGTACCCCTAAAACAACTTGGTTTTGTACAGCTGCAAATATTCCTGGCATTCAATTAGGTGAAGCTCAATATGCTACACCTATGGCTGATATGGTTGTTACAGGAGACAAACTTACATTTGAAACATTGAATATAACTTTTCTTGTAGATGAAGAACTTCAAAACTATAGAGAATTGTGGGAATGGATAGTTGGTATGGGAACGCCTGTTAAACATTCACAATGGACTTCTGAATTATTTAAAGGAGATGGTGCTGTTAGAAAGTTTGGAACAGATGATGCTGATCCTAGAACAAAAGACACTTATGAAGAATCTAATTTATATTCAGATGCGACATTAATTGTTTATAATTCTAAAAATAAACCAAAGGTAAATATTCAATTTAAAAATATGTTTCCTACTAGTTTGTCTGCTTTAGAATATACTCAAGAAGCTTCAGATGTTGAATACTTTAAAGCAGCAGCAACTTTTAGGTATCTTTATTATGAGTTTGAAACTATAACTTGATAAATACACATGAGTAGCCTAAACATAAAATTTAATTAAAGTGAGTCCACTTGATTAGGCTGTGTGACAATATAGCTGACAATGTTTGGGCTACTCTTTAAAACTTGACATTTGCGTTTTAATCTGATATAATAAGTATGTCTTTGTTTAATAAATGAATATTATGACTTTAACTGAAATACAAGATATGGTCAGGAAAGACCTTAAAATCAATGATCTTGAATTAGATATAGAATCCCTACGAATACCTTCCTTACATTCCAAATATCTTCAGCTCTTAACAGAGCATTCCCTTCTTTTAAAAAAGACACAAGGAGAACTTAATGTTCTTAAAAGGGATAAGTGGATATTTTACACAGGAAAGGCAACTGAGGAGATTTACAAAGAAAAGGGTTCTTTTGATGTCAAACTAAATACTAAAGATGACCAAAAAACCTTTATAGAGGCCGATAAGGAATATCGGGAACTAAAAGGAAAAGTTGAGTACTATGAATCCGTAGTGGAATATCTACAGGAAATAGTTAGATCAGTTAGTAATCGTTCTTTTCAAATAAAAAATGCTATTGAGTGGAGAAAATTCGAGGCTGGAATATGATATTATAATTCACAAAAAAAATGAGGTTTATTCTCAGATTGAATGTGAAAGAAGTATTACAAAAGAATTAAACGAATATTTCAGTTTCGATGTGCCTGGAGCCAAGTTTATGCCCAGCTTCAGGAACAGACTTTGGGATGGAAAGATTCGATTATTCGACATACGGAATAACCAAATTTACGTTGGGTTATCCGAATATATCTACAAATTCGCAACAGCAAAAAAATATACTATTAGTGGTGGAGTGAGAACTCCTCTGGAAATTGATAATGACTCCGTAATATCTTTCATAGAAGGTATAAAAAGTACGGTGAAAATTAGAGATTACCAGCTTGATGCAGTACAACATTCTATTAGGAATGGAAGATGCATATTAGTGAGTCCTACAGCAAGTGGTAAGAGCTTTATAATATATGTGTTGATACGCTACTACCAACAAATCATTGATAACTCACATATTTTGTTGTTAGTACCACGTTCATCATTAGTTGAACAGATGTATACAGATTTTCAAGATTACGGATGGGATTCAGAGAAGTACTGTCATAGAATTTATGCAGGAAAAGACAAGACTTCAGAAAAACTTGTACACATATCCACATGGCAATCCATATACCAACTTCCAAAGAAACATTTTGACCAGTATAAAGTTATACTAGGAGATGAAGTACATACTTTTGCGGCCAAATCCCTCAAGACACTAATGCATAAAACAACAGACTGTCAATATAAATTTGGATTGACAGGAACACTTGATGATACTGAAAGTCATCATTTAGTACTTGAAGGTTTGTTTGGTTCAGTTAAAAAGGTTACTACTACAAAAGCTCTTATTGATAGTAAACAAATTTCAGATTTAAAAATTATAGGAATTGTCTTGACTTATTCGGATAAAGAGTGTATAATAAGAGACTATAATAATGAAATTAAATTCATAACAGAGCATCCTCAAAGGAATAATCTGATTAGGAATTTGAGCATTGACTTAAAAGGAAATACTTTAATCCTTTTTTCGTTAATTAAACATGGAGAGTTTTTACACGGACTCATAAAGGAGAAGGCCGATGTTAATAGGAAAACTTTTTTTGTCTATGGAGGAACAGACTCAGAGACAAGAGAAAAAATCAGAGGAATCGTTGAAAAAGAGCGAGACTCGATTGTTGTCGCCAGTTTTGGTGTATTCAGTACTGGTATCAATATTAGGAATCTTCATAACATCATCTTTGCTAGTCCTTATAAAAGTCGTATCCGAAACCTACAATCAATAGGTAGGGGTTTACGAACTCATGAAAGTAAGGCTGGGGCAAAGTTATATGATATTGCAGATGACTTTAAGAACAATAACCATACGATAAAACATTTTGTTACTCGTATTGGTATCTATAATCAAGAAGAATTTGATTATGAAATTGTAAAAATTAATTTAAAATAAATTATGGAAAAAGCAAAAGTACATTATGTTGATAATAAGCTATTTTTTGCAGAAATGGAGAGGTGGAAAACAGAGATTGAAGAATCTGATGAGGTCGATGACTTACCACCAATGGTCACAGAATATATGGGTGAATGTTTTTATAAGATTGCCACTCATCTATCGTACAGGCCCAACTTTATCAATTATACCTATCGTGAGGAGATGATAGGTGATGGTATTGAAAATTGTATTAGATATGCAAAGAATTTTAATCCAGAGAAATCTAAAAATCCATTTGCATATTTTACACAAATTATATACTATGCTTTCATTCGTAGAATTACGAAGGAAAAGAAACAAACTGCTATTAAACAAAAAATTATTGATAACACATCAACCAAGACATATGATATTATGGAAGGCGATGATGATATTTATGCAAATACATATATGGAATTCTTACGAGATAATCTTGAGGAGAAGGACATACCTAAACCAAAACGTAAAAAATCCAAAAAGGGGATTGAACATTTCATAGAGGAATTAAATGAAAACGAAATTTGAGCAATATGCTGAAGATATTAATAATCTTATTACAGAACATACTAAAAAACTTCATATATCAGAACTAGACCAAATTGTAGAGTCTATAGAAGATTCGCCTGTTGGTACTGGTAGAATGGATTTTTGGTTAGAGGACATTGTTGATGATGAATTAGTTTCCAGAAATTTGCCAAGTGAGTAAAATTGTAATATTAACTGATACACATTTTGGAGCTAGGTCAGATAGTTTGATTTTCAACGAATTCTTTTATGACTTCTACGAAAATCAATTCTTTCCATACGTTAAAGAGCATCCAGAGATTACTACTTTTCTACATTTAGGAGATTGTCTAGATCGTAGAAAATATATTAATTATAAGATTGCAAAGGATTTCAGAGAACGATTCATCAAAGGATTGGATGAACTGAATATCCCTTGTCATTTTATAGTGGGTAATCATGACATATACTATAAGAATACTCTTGAAGTGAACTGTTATAATGAACTGACACTTCCAGAAAATTGTAATGTTTATGATGAACCTACTGTAGTTACCATAGATGGATATGATGTTGCAGTTATTCCATGGCTCACTACAGACAATGAGGATCAAGTTTATGGTCTTACAAAAGAGCCTGGAGTACAAGTTGCATTTGGTCATCTGGAAATATCTGGATTTGAAATGCACTCAGGGGTTATGAGTCAAATAGGAATCAGTAAAACTATATTCCACAAGTTTGATATGGTGATGTCTGGACACTTTCACAAAAGGTCTACAGATGGACACATACATTATCTTGGATGTCCTTATGAGATGACATGGGCAGACTGTAATGATCCTAAAGGGTTTCATGTGTTTGATATAGAAACTAGGGAACTGGAATTTATACCAAATGAAAGAACCATCTTTGAGAAAATTTATTACAATGACAAAAAGACAAAGTATAGTGAGGTGGATGTTTCTCAGTATGACCAGAAGTTTGTCAAGGTGTTCGTAGAAAATAGAGATGACTACTATGAGTTTGACAAGTTCCTAGACAGGCTGTACAATGATATAGCTGTATGGGA